GTTTCGGTCAGCAGGGCGTAAAGGGCGCTGGGAAAAATCCCAAGACAGCTAAAGACAAAGCACGAAAAAAATCGTATTATGCCAGACACAACGCGCAGGGTAAGCCGACAAGTAAGTTGTCTGCAAAATACTGGTCGCACAAAGTTAAGTGGTAGGAGAAAGAAAATGCCTAACGTAAACGGAAAAAAATATCCATACACACCTGCTGGGAAAGCAGCGGCAAAAGCAGCAAAAAATTTTACGCCTTGTGCAACTTGCTCCAATCCAATGGTATGCAAGAAAATGGGTCGGTGCGCTAAGGGAATGAAAGCATGAACTGTCCTCACTGCGCCTATCCAATCCACACTAATGTAACGGGTGTCTGCAGAAGCTGTCGCAAACCTTTGGCCATTAAGGTCGAGGAAAAGGCGAAGCCTAAGAAGGCACCCGCTCTCAAAAAAGAGACAAAGAAAACCAAAGTTAAGAAAGCGCCAGCAAAGCCTACCGTTGTAGAGCTAGGCGATGACGCAACAGACTAAGGCAAAATTATGGCAAAAATGAATGACGTTGAGTTTCAGGGAATTGTTCGTAACGAAATTGAACAAGCGCTAGGCCACTACGATACGGAGTATTCGCAAGACCGTATCGACGCGATGGACTACTATTTGGGGGAGCCTTTTGGCAACGAGCAGCCAGACCGTTCTCAGGTAGTTAGCACTGAGGTTTCAGATACTATTGAGCATATTATGCCCTCTCTAATGCGTATCTTTACGCAGTCAGAGGAGTATGTCCGTTTTTCACCCCATGGGCCAGAGGACGTTGGACTTGCTGAACAGGCCAGTGATTATTGCAACTGGGTTATTAATAATGATAACCGTGGCTTTGAAATCATGCACAACTGGTTCAAGGATGCGCTTATCCTAAAAACTGGTGTCGTTAAGTTTTACTGGGACGAAAAAACAGATATTGAGACGGAAGAATATGCCGACCTCAATGACGAAGAGCTTACCATTATTTTGTCCGACCCAGAGGTTGAGGTTGTCGAGCAAGACGAAAGAATTATTGGTGAAGATATTATCACCCCTGATGGGATGATTATTCCTGCGCCAGTATTGTATGACATCAAAGTTAAACGCACAAAAACCAGCGGGAAAGTTTGCGTTGAGAACGTACCTCCAGAAGAGTTTCTTATCACAAGTCGCGCCAAGTCTCTTGAGGATGCAGACTTTGTAGCGCAGCGCTCATCTATGCCGATGAGCGACCTTATTCAGATGGGCTATAGCCGCGATGAGATTGAGCCGTATGTAGGTGTGTCCGATGTGGAAACATCTGAGGAGCGCACTAGTAGGTTTGAAGACCTGGAGGGCGGCGCCCCTTACGACAGTCTCGACCCGACTATGCGTGAGGTTCTTGTTACTGAGTGCTATATTCGCTCAGACTATGATGGTGACGGTGTTGCTGAGTTCCGCCGTGTTCTCACTCTAGGTAATGGTTATCACGTTCTGGAAAACGAAGAATGTGACCAAGTTCCGTTTGCTATTCTGTCTCCAATCCTAATGCCGCATCGTGCCATTGGCCGCTCTGTTGCGGAGCTTGTAATGGATGTTCAGCTTATTAAGTCTACGCTGATGCGTCAGCTTCTGGACAATATCTACAATACAAACAATGCTCGCGTTGTTGCCATTGAGGGAATGGTAAACCTTGACGACCTTTTGACGAACAGGCCAGGGGGCGTTGTACGCGCCCGTCAAGCTGGTGCCGTTCAGCCGTTACAGGTTCCAGAGGTTTCTTCGTCTGTGTTCCCAGCGCTAAACTATATGGATAGTGTGCGCGAGCAGCGCACTGGCATTAGCAAACAGTCCATGGGACTTGACGCAGATGCGTTGCAGTCAACAACTGCCACCGCTGTAGCTGCTATGCAAGCTGCCTCACAGGGCAAGATTGAAATGATTGCTCGCGTCTTTGCCGAAACAGGTGTCCGTGCGTTGTTCCGTGGCATCTTGCACTTGGTAACTAAATATCAAAACAAAGAAAAAATCATTCGCTTGCGTAATGAGTTTGTTGTTATGGACCCGCGACAGTGGGACAATATGTATGACGTACAAATTAACGTAGGTCTTGGCACGGGTCAGCGTGAGCAACAGCTTGCGACATTGTTCCAGATTGCTGCAAAGCAAGAGGGCATTATGGGAACAATGGGGCCAAACAATCCGATTGTTACGCCTGTGCAATATCATAACACCCTTGCCAAAATTGCAGAGCTTTCTGGGTTCAAGGATTCAACTGAGTTCTTCCAAGACCCTCGTAACGCATCGCCAATGCCTCCACCTCAACAGGGGCCAAATCCTGAGATGCAAATGGAGATGGCTAAGGCAGAGCAGGAGCTTGCGCTCAAACGTGAGAAGATGCAGCTTGAAATGCAGTTTGAGAGAGAGAAAATGGCGGCTGACCTTGAGCTACGCCGACAAGAGCTTGAGTTCGAGCGACAGTTACGCATGGAGAAGCTACGCTCAGATATTGAGACATCAGTAAACTTGCCGAGGGTTTAGCATGGTTTTGCCCCCACAAATTACACCAGAGCAGCTTCAGGAGATGCTAAACATTGCCGCTCCAGCATCCGATGTACCCTCTCCACTGGCCGCAAATTTTCAGGCCCCTGGCTCAGACATTGGTTACATTCCTGGTCAGCGTCAAACTCCGTACTCTCCAGAAGAGCTTCCAGAGTGGATGGCTAATTTTCAGCAAATTAGTCCAACTTTATTTGCTCCTAGTCAGGGTGTATTTCAAGAGTCTCCGATAGTCCCGTCTATCCAATCGACGATGCCTCAAAACTATGCCGATGAGTATGCTGACTTAGAAAGACTGTTTCAGGAAAGTATCGCAGTAGACCCAACTCAGTTTGGCGATATTTATCGCGGCGGCACCATGTTGCCCAGACAGAGTATCGAAGGAATTTCTGGAGACCAGTTAGACCCATTAAGTACCTTAGCAGCCGCTGTCGCGCTAGAGGGTGTGCTTTCGGATACAGAGGGAAAGTTTCAAGAAGTCTACGAACCTGTAGAGGAGTTTGTGCAGCAGAAAGTCTTGGACCCTGTAGAGGACACTTTTAAGATTGTAGCAGACCCTGTAGAAGAGTTTGTGCAGCAATCTGTTCTGGACCCCGCAGAAGATGCCTTCAAGTTCGTTGCAGACCCAGTTGAGGAGTTCGTGCAACAATCTGTTTTAGACCCCGCAGAGGACGCCTTTAAGTTCGCCTATGAACCTATAGAAGAGCTTGTGCAGCAATCTGTTTTAGACCCAATCGAGGATATTGCAAAAATTCCATTGGGAGCGGTTGAAGAAGTATTGCCAGAAGTGGACATCAATATTGAGTACAAAGACTTTTTGGCCTCCCCTACTGAGGAGGGCATAACTGAGCCATCTGTTATAACTGAGCCAGCTTTTACTGAAGACACTAAGATGTTTGATTATGAAGATGGCAAACTAGATATAAATATAACCTTACCAAAGTTTGATATTCCTGAAAAGTTAGAGGAAATCTTAGATAGCATTTCATCTGGGACTGGCAAACTTACTCAAACTGCGGGTGCTGTTGGCGATGCTTATGTGAACTTAGAAAATCTAATTCAAAACCCATCTGGAGATGTTGCTGAAAAAGCAATAGAAAGCATTAACAAGGCATACGATACAGCAACCAAAAGTACGGATGTTAAAAAGATTGGCTCTGAAATTATTGACAGCGGAGAAACGGGAAGAATTATTCCGCCAGCCGTTGCCGACACCGTAATTTCTGCTGCCGACACTTTGGCAATAGTTAACGCACTAGAAGACCCAAGTGCAAAAAGTATCACTACCGCATACTCCGCAGCAGATAATCTTGTTGAAAGATTTGGCTCGGACGGAATGGGACTTCCTGCCGGGCAATCTATCGGCTTAATAGGCACAGCGTTAACTGGTATTGAGGCTCTTGATGGTGGAATTGATAGTGCTGGTGACGCCGCCGCTGTCGCCGCTGGTGCTAAGGCTGCTGCTAATCTTGTTGAGCAGGTTGCAACAGATGCTGCAACAAAAGCTGCCGCTGGAAGCGTGGCTAACTACGCTGGTGCGGCAAGTTCATTTTTGGGTCCTGCTGCAACAGCAATAGCTATCGAGGACATTCTTGCAGAAGACCTTAGCGTCAAAGACATACTTCAGGGTCTGCCTCTTGGGCTTGGAAGAGTATTCGGCGGTGGTGGCTCATCCTTTGGGGAGGCAAACCTAGCTCGGGATGAAAGCGGAAGTTACATTATCGGCAGCGAAAAAAGCAAAAACAAAGCGTTTGAATATATTCTCCCAGAAACCAATGCTGCTGGCTACATTCTAAAAACCCTTGAAGACCAATATAACTATGAGTTCGACCCCGATGCTTGGGAAACGGTTAACAAGCAGATTACATTCGACACGAAGGGTGGGAAAGATAAGACGCCGTTTGGGACAACGTCTCAAGATATTGTTGTTGATGCGCTTCAAAAAGGAGCGCTCAAGCCAACGGCTGATAGCCCAACAGATATTGACTGGTCCTCTCTCTTTGCTGATGCTCGCCAAAATACTGGTCAATCTGAAAAAGGCACAAAATTATATCATCCAAGCGAAGCCAAAAGGCCGGAAGAATATAGGCCACTAGCCTATCTTCAAAAGTTTCTCCCTAATGGCGGACTACTTTACTCATAAAATATTTTATTGATAAAACCATATTGTGTGATATTTTAGCAACAGTAGAGGAGACTGCTAATGGATGAGGGAAAAAGAAGGGAAGAACAAAGCAGGGGTGAACGCGCCAAAGCACTAATGCGCGACCCATTGCTTGTAGAGGCATTTGGAAAGCTAGAAAATAGCTATCTGGATGCAGTGAAGGATTCCTCGTCATCTCAGGATGCACGAGAAACGCTCTTTCAAATGTACCAAGCACTAATGGTGGTGCGCGGCCATTTGACGGAAGTTATCGAGACTGGTGACTTAGCGAAGCTGGAGTTGAACTCCAAGCAATTATATAGAGGAGATAAGAGATGAGTGACGAACCTAGTACCCTGTTAGGAGCTGGAGAATCGCTAAACAAAGGTCAAGCTGTTGACCTACTCTTGAATACCAATGCCCCCGAAGAGGCAAGCGGCGATATTCAGGAGCCTGTAGCTGAGACAGAAGAAGTCGGGCAAGAAGAGATTCTTGAATCGGACGAGCAAGTCGAAGCAACATCTGAAGAGGAATTTGAAGAAGAGGACGCTGTTGAGCTATCCGAATCCGAAGAGGAATTTGATGGTGAAGAGTATGATGTTGACCCCGAAGACGTAGAGTACGTTGACGAGGAGCTTTATACTGTAAAGGTTGATGGTGAGGAAGTGCAAGTAACCTCTGAGGAGCTTGTCAAATCATATCAGCTAGAGCAAGCCGCGCAAAAACGGATGCAAGAAGCCGCAGAGATTCGCAAGACTTCTGAGGCAGAATCCGTAGCTTTAGCGCAGCAACGTGAAAAGTATGGGCGAGCTTTACAGGCTATTGAAGCCCAGCTTAACTCAGTGCCAGAGCAACCCAAAGAATATTGGGACAAGCTCTATCAGGAAGACCCTCTCGAATGGGCCAAGCAACGGGATGCTTTCCGTGACCGCAAAGAAAATGTGGAAAAGGTACAAGCAGAACGCGCAAGGGTAGAGCGAGAGAACCAGGAGCAAATGATGCAACAGCATCAAGAGTATCTTGTGCAGCAACACCAACAGTTGCTTGAGCGTATTCCTGAATGGCGTAATGAAGAGGTTGCCATGAGAGAGAAACAAAATGTTATTTCTTATGCACAACGCATCGGTTATAGCGAAGAAGAGTTAGCAAATGCTAGTGACTCTCGCGCAATCGAGGTATTACGCAAAGCACACCTTTACGATGAGCTTATGGCAGGTAAGCCGGCCGCTCGGAAGAAGGTAACAAAGGCACCCAAAGCAGTTAAGTCTGGTACTCCAAAAACCAAGAAGCAAGCAAATGCTAATCGCAATAAACAGGCACTTGAACGCCTAAATAAAACTGGCAGCAAAGATGCTGCTGTAGACTTACTACTAGAAAGAATGAGGTCCTAATATGGCTCAATTTACTACTGCCAACGCCGTTGGTGAACGGGAAGACCTGAGTGATGTAATCACTCGCATCGACCCAGATGAAACTCCGATTTTTTCTGCTCTGAAAAAAGAGTCAGGAAACGGTGTATTTGTTGAATGGCAAGTACAAGAACTGGCTGCTGCTTCAGCAACCAACTACCAGAACGAAGGTGCTGACGCTACTTATGATACGCCGACTGCCACCACTCGCTT